GGGTTTTTTTTATTTTAAAGTTGACTGTACAATCAAGGGTTCTGCATGTTGAGTAATCTGCAACTTACTCAATAATACGAACAACTAGTTCAGCCGCTTCATTTTTTGACTCTTTCTTTGTCCTGTGTGGATTCGAGGTTTCGATGATATGCATGTATTTACACGTGCATGTGAATAATATTTCATTGTCCATTATTATCATTTCAAATGAATAATTTGGAAATTGATTCCTATTTCTTTGAGCGTGTTCATTCAGCAATGATATGTAATTTGGCCCTGGATTTGATTCAATGCCTTCGGCTGTAAGATCTCTAATCCAACCCTTCACACTTGGAACAAAATCTGTTGGTTTGCCTACGATGATCTTATCTTCCATGTACGTGAACCACTGACCAGAATTTGATTTACGAATGCAAACGTACTTATCTTTCGTTTGTCCGATTGCAATATTGAATTTGGTGCTATAACAAAAGCCTTTCTGCTTCCACGTTATATAATTTCTTCTCTCCGTTGGTATGTAATCATTCAATACAGCTATTGGTGATTTCAGATCATCATACCAGGGATAAAACGGTATGTCTTGTTTGAATGAAAGCCAGATAAAAGTATTTGCTGCATTGAAATAACTTCTATCACCTGTCAGCATTATTGGCCCTGGATTAGATTCAACATTTTCTGCCGTTAAATCTCGTTGCCATTCATCCTCGAGCTTTAGCGTTGGAATCGTGTTGAAACTGTTTAATTTGATTTGATTTGTTGGTCTGAAATATATCTCATCTCTTTGAAATCCATTTTCGAAAAGAACACCAATGATTTCATCCACTGAAATACATTTTAAACATTTCTTTGATGAAATGCACCATCCATTTCCACCATATCCTTCAGCTGGTTCAATGTCAAACAATTGTTTACCACATTCACATTTACCACTATTTTCATTGTAAATTATGGTGTATATTTCATTAGTGCATAATGTAATAATTTGGTGTTCTATCGAATTAGTTATGACCTTAGTTGGTATTCTATTTCCGCAAATACACTCCTCAGTCTCAACAACTTCAATCATAACATTTCCACTCTTTTGTAAATGCACTCCGCATGGTATTAGTATATTCAAATCACTTGCAATTTTTGGATCCAAATTTAAATTGTTTAATATTCTGCACTCATCAGTAACTAGTAATCTATGATTTGGAGATAGATCTCTTATAATTCGATAATTTCCCGGGTATTCCATTTTTGTTTCTTTCGATTTTTATCACACTTAAATAATAAACTTATAAACAAGAAAAGAGCAATCAGAAAAAGTAGTGATAAATTTGAAAACTGGACGATTGTTGTGATTTGTGAACTTGTTTTCTGATCTTCACTATGTATCTGTCCCGATCCGTGAACTGTGTTAGAGGATACTTGTTGATTGTTGTGAACGTTGTAAGTATTACCCATACAGGCTTGACTCAACTGTTCAGTACAACATTTAGTACC